CTAGTTCATTTATTTGTTCAGATCTATGTTCCAAAAATGCCCCCTATTATTAGAGGAATTTATGGAACATAGATCTGAACAAATAAATGAACTAGTTGCCGCGCTCATCTCTGCTAAAAGTGAGATGGGATCTGCTATAAAAGATAAAAAAGGATTTAATTATAAATACGCGGACCTAACCGCGATCATGGAAGTATGTGAAGATGCACTTCTAAAAAACGGGATATTTTTGGGGCAACCTGTAATCACTGAGGGAGATGAGGACTATCTACATACCCAATTACTACATGTTTCAGGCCAGTGGATGGAGTCTTATGTAAAGTTGTTTGTGTCTGAAGGCGCCGGTAAACTCAGCGATCATCAAGAATGGGGTAAAGCCGTTACGTATATGAGACGCTACTGCTTACAATCGTTAATAGGCATAGCAACTGAAGATAATGATGGCGCTACAGCTCCCACTAAACAACATATAGCACCTAAACCTAAACCCATAACTACTATAGATGAAGGCAATGAATCCATAACCAAAGAACAACTATATCAACTAACTACAGAGCTCGAAGGAAGACCTGATATCACTAAAGACTTGCTTGCAGTACGTAAAATCAACTCGCTTAGTGAACTAAAACGCAGGTTCTTCTACGCTGATATTAAAAAAATCCAAGAACTAAAATCTGCTACTACAGTTAAGTAAGCTAATAACCTGATAACCATAATGAATTAGTACTCCATTCATAGTTATCCCGTTATGCAACACTAAAGGCCACAGATATTACGCTGTGGCCTTTAGTGTACTATTTATTTAATCTTTAGCTCTGATATAAAGCTACATGAACCCATAATGGGTCTATGCCGTTCTATCCACGCCCTTGTGGTGGATAATACCGCTGTGTACGTGGATCATCTTGCTTATCATTTATGTACTGCTGTACCAATAATCTGACATAAAAGTCTTCCTTATCGGTAGCGTTCATCACCCAGAGGTTTTGGGTGTAATAGTTCCACTTAGATATAACCGCCTCTGTAGGGTTAACATCTAAGTAATAGTCCACTGTATGTCGAGCCTGTGCCATAACACAGGTTAAACACACTAGTGGAACTAGCGAGCGTAGCTTCATCGCATATCCTTTAGGTTATAGTAATATACCGCTGATATCTCAGCTTATTTAGTGTAGCAGATTACTAAAGAACAAAAAATAAGATAAATGGCGTCAGATCCAAAAAATTGGATAGCTAACCAATAAGATGGCCCGAAATATGTGATCTATAGCTCCCTGAATTTAATCCTTCTATATCCGATCCACCATATTGAATCATAAGATAATCTCCAGCATTCATAGCCACTGAAAAAGATCCACTAACTATAGCTGCCCCAGGATAGGAAGTGCTAGCACCATAATATACACTTCCAGTAGAAAGTTCCCAAAAGAAACCGCTCCCAGGTGTTCCTAGGCCTCTAACCGTAGCTTGGAAAAAATATTTGCCTGTAACTTGAGCTGTAAAAGACAAAGGCGCCCCTGCTCCATCTCCTGGATCAAATCCTCCTGTTGTATCCCATGACGTTGCCCATAAAGCTAGTTTACCTAAATAATAAGGGCTCCCAACTGGCTGTTCTAAAGCTGCACTTAAATATGCGCTAAAAGATGATCCACCTACTCCTGTAGCTCCTATCTTAATTTTCCCAGCTGTAGCAGTATCAATCGTTATACTAGCATCAGAAGGCTCTATAGTTCCCCAAACCGCAGGAGCGCTAGCGCCAGACATCATTACGGTGCCTTGGGCTCCTACAGAACTGCTTACTATACCTGTACCATCTGTTTGCATAACACCTGGAGTAGGGCCTAGATGTTTAAGTTGAGTAGGGCCAAAATCTGATATTAATCCATTACCGGCATATACATGGCCTCCAGCATCTATATGTGCGCCAGATGTTATATTATTCCCAGCATTTATATCATTATTAGCATTTATATTACCATTGGGTAAAGCGCCAGGTGCTAATATATCACCATTAGTAGTAGTAAAATCACCTGATATCTGTACAGTTTCGTTTAGGATCACGTCTAAGTTATTAGGAGCATCTACAGATGCATTTACTGTGATGTTATTATTAACGGTTGGAGATGGAGCTCTGCGTTGCCCTTTTATGTTGATCACACCACCAACAGGGTTAGCGGTAAGACCGTTATCTCCTAAGAACGTATTAGCTCCTCCACCGCCTGCAGGATAAAGTTGTTCCCACTGGGCTGCAGCGCCCGCTTTTAAAAGTAATATCCATACTTCTTCAGCAGGGGTGTTCATGATCCATAGAGTGCCAAGGTTATATAATATATCGTTAGTAGTAGGCCTACGTTCCATTACAACGAGTAAAGGAGGGCGGTTAGGCTCATCCCCCATATAGGCTAAGGGATCTATCCCTGTGCGACGGCCTAACCAGGTTTGACCTTTTGCCATAGTATCTCCTAAGCGTGATCGATAGCTACTCTATTAAGCCTAAAGAATTTCTTAGACTTAAAGTCATAGGTATCTCCAACATTTACACTATCATCTTGTATAACATAGTGATCTCTAGGTGGTAAAAATTCAGCGCCATCCCAGATAATTACATTTACCACTTTGCCTGTTTTATCACATATCGCATGACGTGCCATAACAGCTCCTTAAAACGTTTTAGATGTATTCGATTATGATTACTGCGCCAGCCGCGCCGTCACCACCCTTCCCGCTTCCAGCATCATTGTTTCTTGCACCACCACCTCCTCCACCAGATCCTCCTGGGACCGCCCCATTCGCCCCAGCACCACCTATTCCTGGTCCATAACCTTGGGTAGCACCCCATCCACCACCACCACCGGTACCACCATAAATACGGCCATGAGAGGCGCCACTAGTTACCAACCCTGCAGTTCCAGCAACTGCTGCGTTGCTACCAGGGTTATATCCGCCCGCAGATCCTGCGACTAAAGGAGTTGAGTTATCTGCTGCAAGAATAGCAGCAGAGGTGCCACCTGTATAATACGTCCCCGATAACGAAGATCCACCCCCACCGCCTCCACAAGTTGGAGCAAATGCAGAACCTGATACTGCATTAGCCCCATTAGTTAAGGTACCGTTTCCACCGCTCCCTGTAAAATTTGTAACTCCTGATCCAACACTAGACATACCATAATATGAAGATCCAGAAGAAGACCCACCCAGCCCCGTAGTAATAGTTCCTCCTTTTCCACTAAGAGCTGCTCCAAGATTAGCATAGAAACTGCCTCCTATACTCGTCGCGCCAGGAGCTGCCCCATCATTTCCATTGGTGTCATTAGCTAGAACAGCAGCACCACCTGCGCCTCCCGCTCCAATCGTGATAGTTTCTGAAGTACCAAAAAATTCTGCTGGTATCAAATATTCAGCAAAAGCTACTGAGGCTCCGCCTCCTCCACCTGAGGCAATTTCTACGGTTCCAACCCTACCACTTCCTCCACCTGAACCTCCACACCATGCATAAAAAGATACTACTTTAGTGCGAGGATCCTTGGTCCAAGTGCCACTTGTTAAAAACGTAGTTACCTTCGTAGTATTATTAACACTGTTTTGCAATGCCGACATGTAAACTCCTTTAAAGTACGTCTATCACAATTTATACAACAGGGATAAACAATAAATTTATTGTTTATCCCTGTTGTAAGGCTAATTTAGAGTCTAAACAACAACATTAAAGTTGCCTAATGAATCCATAACTGTGAATTCAAGATCTGCTACTGTGCAGAGCAAATCTATACAATCATATTGACCTGTTGATGTAACTGAACCACCTACGCCTGTAGCACTAGTTAGATTGCCAAAATGTATCATCTGATTAGCGTTTTGTGCTATAGAAAATAAACCTGCTCCTTTGCCTACAAATCTGATTATAGAAAACGCTGCTGCTGTAGCTGGCAAAGTTGCTGTTATCAAAGTACCACGATTACATACATAACCATGATTAACGGCAGCTGCTATAGTAGCTCCTGTTTCTTCCGACCAGGCAAGACCATTAGCTGAAGCAATAGATATAGAACCAGCCCCTGGAGTAATTGTAACATTAGATCCTGCAGTAATAGATCCTACTACATAACCTACACCAGTCGAACCAATTAGGATTTGACCATCTGTAGGGGCCGTTGATACTCCCGTACCACCATCTGCTACTGCTACATCCGTTCCCCCAACACGATAAATATAAGAAGTTCCTATAGTTACCGCAGCATTAAGATCACAGGTAGCTGTAGTATTAGAGGTAATAGTCATAAAGTCAGTAGAAGTAGATCCAGTAGTATTCCATCCCGACAAGGTTAACGTAGGATTAGCTCCTGAAGTAGCAGTAATAAATGTATCTTGCGCAGTAGCGGTACTATCATAAGCTTTAATTACGGTAGTTCCTGCAACTGCAGTAGTTAATACACCATTGGTGAGCGAGTTGTTCACACTATTTTGTGTAGCCATAAAAGTATGCCCCTATTAAATATAAGTATGTGTTGATAGACGTGCTTCGTTTTAAGTAACTACGTAACCGTAAAGTTACCCTGCTGCGAAACAATGAAAAATTTTGTGTTAGCCACTACACAGAGAATCTCTAATGAATCACCAAGCGCTGTTGATGTTATTGTTCCTGTAGTAACGGTAGTTGTATAATCGCTAATAATAATACTTTGGCCTGCGTTAACTGCTATTTGGAAAGGGTTGGCATCTATACCAATAACACTGTAAACATCTCCTACCGCAGCTATAGCTGGCAATGTACCTATAACCGGCGCAGTACTACATATATATCCCGTGCCATTAGACATAGTAAAGTTAGTAGTCTTAGGTATCCAACTGCCACCCATACCTGTATAAGTAATGGTTAATGTATTGGTTAGAGGTGTTCCTGTTACGGTAATATCACCTGCTCCTACCAAAGTTAAGTTGCCCGCTGCTGGAGCCACTGCACCACCGGCATTACCCGTTACGGTCTGCAGGACATCCAGCACCAGATATGTTCCTGATGCACTCATTAGTTTTCCTGACGGTTATGTTCGTAATAAATCTTGCGATCTCTAAATACTTTCTTTACCTCTGCCATACTCTTGGTAGGTTGACCATAAGGCGATGTAGGAAGAGATGCCCATAGATGCGCAGCCTTTTTTATGGCTATGGTTAACCTATTGTGCTCTATGTCTTCTAATGCCCCCACCCGATCCAGTAACGAAATTGCCGCCAGATCTTGTGACATAGGTCCAAAATCTCCAAACCCATATTTTTCAACCAATTCATCCCATGTCTCCCTTAAAAATTGATATTTACCTGCAGCCGTAGAACACAACTTATGCCCTCTAGATATACGGCATATATCTCTACCAGGATGAACACTAAGATCCTTTATAAGAGTTCTAGAACCATAGACCCTACGGTATCCATCTTCTCCTGTTGTACCTTCACAGTGCGATATAGTGTCAAGGAACGCATGTACAGCAGGTAAATTTCTTAGACGATAAAAGTATGCAACCTTAGCATAAGCTGCAGCGTGGTGGATCTTGATGTGTTCCTGGATGGTATAGGGTGCAACAATAGCATGTATCATAGCCAACCTATTTCATGCCGTTGAAAGTGGAAAAATAAATAGTACCTGAAGTAGGAGCTGCGCCTGGATATCTTACATGCAACATCCTACCCATGCCCATAAAAAAACCACCTGCTTGAGGGTCTTGGTTAGTGGTGATGTCGCTTACATAAAATGCTAATGCGGGTAGAAAGAAGTTGTCATTTATCCCATCTAACGAAAACATCATGCCAGAGTTAGTGAGGTTTTGGATCCAAAACTGGCGTGCCGTTGCGGTTAAGGCAGCTCCCGTAATTAATCCATCTCCTGTAGTACCTATAGGTTTATATGTAGCAGCTGTATGGTCATAAGTTATATACCGTATAGTCTCTGACCGTAATAATTGGCCTTCTGCCATGGTAACTCCTTAACTTAATATCCAGAAATTGAGATGAACATCACCGTTTAAACCTGCAGCACCACGATTACGGCATACTACGTTAAATACTTTATTTCCTGGGATAACTTGTGTGACTTGCATACGAGCTGCAGCTGCACCAAACGTCTCAGAAGTGATTAAGATAGCGGAAGTGGGATTGCATGCGACATCTTCTATGATAAAAATCTCTTCTGCCCCTGATGCCGTAGTGAACCCATTGAAAATAGCTATGCCACGATAAGCTGATATAGCTACAGTGGCATCTGCTGCGGTTGATGTAACGGTAGGAGCAGTTCCCCACTGCCTGCCAGATTGGCCCCAGGAAGCTTCTGAAGAACCCATAACCCATAACCCCCCTGTTGCTGTATTTATCCATGGGGTACCTAAAGTATAATTAGTATCACTAGCTATAGGGTCTCGTTCAGAAATAGCGATATTAGGGGGTAGATTAGTGCGTACATCATTCATGTTGTATATCTGAGTAGTTTTAGCCATGGTAACTCCTAATTTAACACCCAGAAGTTAACATATACTGTGCTACCGGCATCTAATGCATCTGCCCCATCATTTACCATAACTACGGTGAACGATCCTGCAGTAGGTTTAACTTGTATGATAGTCATACGAGATGCTTCTGCTGCTGCATTAGTATTAGCTGCGGTAGCAAGTATATAGGATGTAGCTGTAGAAAAACTATTAGTTATAACCGTAGTTAAAGTGCCTGCTGCTGCTGTCGTATTGCCCGTCATAACTAACTGGCCCATGCGACTGTTGATAGTTCCATTTACTGTAGGATTAACTACGGTAGATGTAGCTATACTAGCGGAAACTGCATTCCATGTAGCTGCTGATTGTGTAAGTTTTGATAAACAAAATGTTGATGCAGTAGATGTATTAACCCATAAAGTACCGATTACATAATTACGATCTGCGGTTGTAGGATTACGTGTTTCTGTTATCGGTGTAGGTGGCAGTGTTATAATCTGCTCATTTACATCATATGCTTGGATAATTTTAGCCATCTGCTCATCCCTTATAAAAGATATATATGCTCGTGCCATATATCTAGTATCCCAACAGATGGCTAATCGATCTATGTTTAGACCCGAGTAGGTTTTACATCATCATAAATGCCTCTCTAGCACCTAAGGGTGTAGGAGTTTCTTCTGTTCCTACCGTAGTATCTATTCCTAATTGCTTAGCACCATTTAAAATCGTATTTACTACTTGTTGGCTGTTGGCTGCTTTTTTTTCTTCTACGCGTTCATAGATTTTAGAACTGAAGCCCAGAGGAGGAACGCCTTTGTTTTCTTCTAAAATTTCTTTGACAGCTTGTGCTCTTAGTATCTTAACGTCAGGTGACTTAGACATAGCATCTAATAGCACATCTCTACCGGCTTGAGAATTTGATAATGTAGGAACTGTTTTTTGAACTGACATTAACTCATAATTGGAGACTTTACCCTTAAATACACCTAGACGTTCTAGTGCCGCAGATGCTTCTAATTTTTGCCACTCTTGTACGCCTTTAGATTTTAAGAAGTCTAAGTTTTTACCTGTAAGTTTTTCTAAAAAATGGACGCCCGCTAAATAAGGTCTCCCTATTATACCCGCTCCAACGCCTTGGTTATTAAGTTCTCGCATACGATTAATAATAACTAATTGATCTTGAGCAGATTCAGCATTTTTAATCGCATCATCCATGACCTTAGTACCATATTTTATTTGCGTAAGTTGATTAGCGTGTTCAAACCGTTTTTCTTGCATTTTATCCTGGTGTTCTAAAGTTGCTTGTTGTCTTTTTTCTGCTGCAGAACGATTTAATGCTCCTTCTGTTTGCTTAGCAGATAATTGTTGTTGGAATCTGTTTTCTCCTAACGCTAAACCCATAAGTTCTTTTTGCATCTTTACAGGCATATTAGCTAATGTTTTAGCATCTAAAGCAGGAAGCTTAGGAGCTGCAATTACACCAGAAGTTGGAGTTGGGGATGGAGGTGGTGTGATACCAGGTACTTCTTGAGTAGACTGAGGTAATGGTATATTAGGTTGCGCTGTAGCAGGTGTAGCACCCATAAGTTGCTGCATAGGAGTTAATGGCATTTGCATCCCGCTAGGTTGGCCCTGGTTCAGCATCTGAGATAGATATTGAGCATAGGCTTGTCTAGCAGGAGTCTCTAATTTTTGCTGATACGCTAGTTGTTGAATTTTAGGATCCATCTTAGATAAATATCTAGATTCTTCAGGACTATAGCCTATACTTTCAAAACCTTTGGCTGTTTCGTTTTGGTGGAACCGCTGTAGCTTCATTTGGGCTAAAGCTTCTAACCCACTGCCTAGACCTTTGCCTAAAGCATAACCTAGATTGCCGCCTGGAGATGTTTCTTGTATTACTTGCATGATTTATCCTTGTTTTATATAAGACCTAATAACATGGGCAATACTTTAACAAGCGCTTGAACCATGTCTGGAGTAGCTGCTGTAGTAGTCCCCTCTAAAAATCCTGGTTGACGTTGATGATATATGTTTTCAAAACTAGGCTGCATCATCATACCTAACATATTCATCAAATTACCTTGTTGTTGTAATCCATATTGAGACCTTAAAGCACCTAATCCTGTTTCAAAATCTTTGCCCGCAGAACCTAACATCTGAGGCAATGCACTAGAAGCAGCTGTATTATTAGAAGACCCTGCGAATCTCTCCATAATAGAGGGGATAGTATCCTCTCTAAATCCTTGCCGCATCTGTTGCGCTATAGGTTCAAAACTAAGATCATGACCACCTAATCTACCGCCTAACATCTGCAACAACTGCGACTTTAGATCACTCTGTTGAGGGGTGAGATTAGAATACTGTTGAACTGATGCAGGAGTTCCAGAAAAAAAACCACCTTGTTGTTGTGTAGGTTGAAGTTGCTCCTGCGATCCTCGCATAGCATAAGCTGCAGGCCCCATTAAAAATTCAGAAAATGCCATATTAAACTCCTTAAATTATTGGCCTTTTTTTATTAAACATATTTATACCATGCATAGTATCAAACTGGTTCCAGTAATATCTTTCAGCATAAGGATTATCACAATACTTATCATAAATATCCCTAAAATCATTAAACCTATCTGTCCATGGAGCTTGCCAGTTACCTTGTTGTATCACACCAGAACTTGCGCCACCAGTTCCTGCTACATTTAACGATGGGCCTAAAATATTTAATAGATTAGGTATAGTTGCCCCCGCCATTTGAAGTATTTTTTCTTGCGGTATGTTGTAAGGGTTTGCTCCATATGCAATACGCAAAGCTTGTAACCCTGAAGAAAAATCACGCTTATGATCATTAATAATCGCAGAAAGAACAGGGCTATTTTCATGGAAAGTAGGAGCACCACTAGATTCTTGAGATATAGGGTTATCATAAACCCCAGATTTACCTTGAAGAAGCGCCAGGATTTGATCTTCTAGCTGTTTTTGAGATGGAGATACAGTCGGCACATGTTCAATGCGCATGGGTGAACCTAAAGCAAAATCTGCGAAAGGCATTAACTACTCCTTAAGTGGTGGTCTTCTGGATGGTCTTTTATACTATAAGAAGAGATTATTCAGAGAGCTATTTATAGAACCACCTAGGGAGCAAAACTATGCCAGATGAACAAATACTGTCTACGCAAGATATAGGAGCTTATCTACCTACGACTAATGTGTGGGATGTGTCTGCTATCTATAATATGGATATCAATAGCGAACAGTTTAAAGAGCTGTTCGTTCGGTTATATCAAAACGTTAACTTGATCGCAGTAAATACAAACCTTAAAGACACAGGATATTATTTAAACCAAGAGTTTTTATGTGGGCAGCAGTATTTTCCTGATTCTAATTTGACTGAGATAAATGCTAACCCTAACCCACCTAATAGGTCTGTATATCGCCAAGTATATGACTTTGGAGCTCTACCTAACGCAGCAACTGTATCTATACTTCATGGGATTACTTATATACCAGGATTGAGTTTTACTCGCATTTATGGGTGCGCCACTTATAACAATGGAGCTGGAGCTTTACAAAGCTTTCCTATACCACGCGTTCACCCTACTGACCCTGTTGAAATCTTAGTCGATCAAACTAAGATTTACATCAGTACTATAACAGATATGACTATATATACGCAGTGTTATATAGTTCTTGAGTATATAAAGTCATAACTAAAACTGATACTGTGATGTAGGCTGAGCATAAAACATTATGGCATGCATTTGGAAGTCCACAAATGCAACATTAGGATTTACCATCATTTCATCATTAAGATAGAGATGTAATTGAATAGTAGCGCCTTCAGATGCTAGATATAACATATGCCATGCTCGTTCTTCTGAAGCTTCTAGGCTGCCCATTCCTGGAGTAATTACAGCAGATGTTGGCAATATACCACCCTCTATAAAGTCTGATGATGTAGAAGGGGTAAAATCTACTGCTATAGTACTATCTGTATCTTGTAGATCCACGAGAAAATTAACTTTATTGATCTGAGCATTACGATCTTTTGAAGAATAAAAGTTATAATCCTTAGTCAAAATGTCTATTCTACTGACCAAAGAAAAAGATACGCCTCCAGGATAAATTCCTGATAAATACTGATCGCCAACTACTTGGTTCACGGTTATATGATGTGCATCTACTACAGTCTGTACTTCAAATATAATTGTTGTGCCTGCGCTTATAGCAAATTCAGTAAGTGCTGTAGCTATATAATCACCTGCAGCAAGGTTATGGTTAATAATCGTCATAGTATTATCAACCCAGTCTGTTAATTGCAGAGATATAGAGTTTTTAGGGAGATCTGTATCTACCAAAAACACATAACCTTGTTGGTTGCCTGCTAAGATCTGTAGCGCATTAGCATTATAATCTCCTGATCCCCACGGTTCAGTCCATTGAGACCACGGTATGGTTAAGCTTGCCCATGTAACTCCCGCCTGTTTTTTAAAGAAACCAAAACAGGTAATACTATCATCATTAAACGACCATGATCCATTACGATAGTTATAGACTAGAACACGAGTAGGATATAGATTGTCTGGTTTATCTACGCTAGGGAAAGACCAATAAACCATCTCATTATGATAATCACGTATGCCATAAACACGCATAGGACCATCATTATCGTTATGGATCTGGAATACCTTTTCTGGAATCTTTTGGTCTATACGCTCTACTTGTGCGCCATTACAAGCATGGACGCCTACATTACCTACGCTAAATACGATCTTATCAAAAGGAACTGTAGCAAATGTAGCATCGCAGCCAAGTGCAGTATCTATCTTTTGCCATAAGAAAGGCTGAGCTTGGTTTCCCGTATAGACTATTTCCCAAGTACTAGACTCGAAGAAAACTATAAGACGATCTTTTAAGAACTCTGCAGACGTAATAGCTTCTGCAGTAGCAGCATCTATAGTGCCACCTTTATTTTTTAAATCAGTGCGGAATGCAGTATCAGATGTAAAATCTCCCACTTGAGAAAATCTACAACGTTGGGGGAATGAAGTCTGTGTAGAGGCTACTTTTTCTATAGTATTAAGAAATAATAAGCGACCATGGAACTGTACAATAATAAGACAAGTCTCTACCGTATAATCACCGCTACTATCCGCTGTTTTAGGGTTTATAGTATGCCATGAAGGTGTAGGAGTTTCATTACCATACCAGTATTTAATCTGATCAGCATAGTTAAAATTAGTAACAAAGAAGAGTACTTGTAATGTAGCTAAGTGTGAAATAGGATCAACCGCTAAATTACGTACAGTGGCATCCCAAAAAAACTGTATATCTGTACCTTGCCAATATGCAGTGCCTAATCTATCCCATCCTGTGGCTGCAGTATATTGATAGGCATAACGTGTATCAAACGCATACGTAGGTTCACTGTTTAAATCTGCATTTTCATAAGTTAATAAACCCATAACAGGCAATGCAGGATAAAAATAAACATCTGTTAGCGCCGCAGCACCAACAAATACAAAAGCACCAGTCGTAGTATTAAAAGTATGAGTAGTAGATGCTCCTGTAGTTAACATAACTGCAGGTATCCCTAATGCGTTTACGGTAAAAATCTCTGCGCCGATAGAAAACAATTGCCCTATAGCAGGAGTAACATTAGTAACACTACCACTTAGATGACCTAATCCTCCTCCGTCATCATTAGTAGTCCCTACTTTAACACGTAATCGTGTATACAATGGCTGTAGATCTATAGACTTACTAGTATTCATAGGCTTAGAGCCAAACCGTTTTCTTACGCGTTCGCGCCAAACATAAGCATTATTAAGCTGAGCAAAAGCATCATCAGGAATTAGAAATGGTTTAATATTATCTTGAAGTCCTGTGTTTATGTGAGAAATAAGAAAGCGATCGGCAGCCATATTAATGTCCTATAGCTAGATATTGCGCTACGGTTGCGCCTGTTGTAGATGCAGCTATAGCATTAAATCCTGTAATAGTTGGAGCTACGCTTGAATCAAGTGTTACCGTATCTGTTGGGGTACTAGATGCTATGGTTAAAAATATTGCGAATGGAGCGGCAGCAAAAACTGGTATAGTTGCTCCTGCAGGGAAATTAGTCAATGTAGAAGTGTTATGAGGAAGATTAGCAGTTTGACCCCATTTTAGCAAAAGACCTCCAGGAAGCCTCGCCCATCCAGGATAAGCAAAGCTACTCGATGGAGTCATAGGTATAACCGTACCATTGCTCTCTTGCCGTAGAAATAAACCTGATAGCCCTGTCCCTATATTTTTAGTATAAAGAGACATCTCAGCTATAGCTGAGGCTACATCTGCCCCTTGGTTAGGCATTTGTAAGAACTTATGCTTACCTTCTCCTGTTAAATTCATCTGAACATGATTAACTGCAAAGTCAGTATCTATAGTAGCAAAATTAGTTAATATCTGAGGCTGAGAATTATTGGGTTGGTCTGTTGCTTTGGGTATATTGTTATTGTAAGCCATATAAGTTCCTTAAAATTAAAATGGTCCGCCCATAGGGTTCCACCCAAAGCCGCCAGCTCCTATACCTGTTTGTTCTGTATATATCGTACTAGCGCGTTCTTTAGTCATATCTACTATAGTACGACGTAATACTAAGCGTTCTTGTACTTTATACTCAGGCATAATTAAATTAACGCTGTCTAAATCAGAGCGATCTTCAAATATCTTTTTAGAAGCCCCATAAGCAATATATTGCCACCATTGTTCAAGCTCAGGGATATCACCATTAACAAGAAGACTAGTAGGTCGGTTATAAACTTCAAAGTTAACCTGGTACACCTGGTCTGGAATAGGTCTTAGATTAATAGCATCATTAAAATATAATAGTGCATTAGGTCGCGAAGCAGTATAAGGAACAGTCTCACTATTTATAGCAGCGCCAGCGGCAGGAGGAGTAGAAAAAGTAAGAGAAAAAACACCAGTAAGATAATCGATAGTTCCAGTACCAGTACCATATAAAAGTCCATCGCCTGGGGTAGGGTTAGTAGTCCCAAACCCATCTGTAAGATATAAAGGATTATTGCTAGCATCCTTAGATACGAAAGTTACCTTAGTTCTTAATAAAGGAACGGCATTAACTGTACCTGTAAAATTAACACCAGTACCATCACCTACAGTACCTATGCTTAAGATCGTATTAATCTCAGGATAGATGTTATAAAACTGTTCACGTGATTGCGACCAAAACATCGGATATCCAGCACAATAAGCAGGTTGCTCTGCACTGATATAGAGATTTTTGAAATCATAAAAGGGATCACCAACTATGGTGTTACTCTGATACCATCCTATATTAGGCTTGGTGTAAAAAGTGAACGTCTTCCGCAAGTTAAATAACCGCAGTTGATTGGGGATATCATAAAGGATAAAGGTATTAATATAATCATTGATATCAGCATCACTAAGTTGAGAGATAGAAGGGCTTCTTGTTAGTCGACGTACTTTGTCACGTATAGTCAATAATGTAGCGGCCATAAAGCTCCTTACTTATATAATAACTTGTACTTGTATCATCCTAACAAGAAGCAAGTTCTATCTCTATCTTAATACCCGCCTAGCCATATATATTATGCTCTGCTTGATCTAGTTGTGAGTTAATCTCAGCCATAGGAATACACTGTGGAACTGATCTATATTCTATAGCACTAGTAGGTACCGTTAAAGGAGCAAATCCTATGCTATTTATAGGCATCGTAAACTCAGTAGGCGATATCACTGTAATAGGAGCATAGAGATTGTTTATCTCTGGCATCCCAAAGTAACGTGGTATAACTATCCTTACTATTAGCCCCGTCTTATAAAGATGAGCAAATGAAGTTGTAATCGTAGTAATCTCTCCTTGGCCTATAGTATTTATTATGCGCATTGCAGGTTGAATAATAGGATTAGGATAAGCATAAAATGGATCAGCCACGTGGATCCACTATGATACTAGGAGACTCTACGACAATATCCAATTCAGGCAAGAACTCTAAGCTTTGAAACCCAAATCGTTGCACACGTTCACCAATAGAAGGGATTAAAGCGCCACTTTCGTCTTTAGTATGTTTATATACAGGATAATTACAGTTACGGTTAAGATGTTTAGCTATCATCATAGGTATGGTATAAATTTGACCATCTACATAAGTAACTGTAACGGTCTCATCTTCTTTATGCTTTCTAAAAGAAAAAGTTAGTGCTTCTCCGGGAGTTTCATAACTACGGAAAATACCTTTTACCATCTGATGATCTTGCTCAAACTCTAACTTTTCACGTGCTATAGTTGCATCATCTTTAACGATACGTTTTTGCTTTACAAATACCATGGTTTCCTTTCTTGGCGGAGAGAAGCTGCGCAGCTTCTCTCCTATAATATGAACTCGAGATCATACGCTTTAGTTATACGTTAAATGACTTACCTGCCATCCAATATAGAACGTCATTAGCCTGACCTGCAGGGGCTAAAGCACCAATTGGTAGATACATATTGATAGCACCAATATTAACCGTTGCATCTAATAAATCATGAGGCATATAAGTTGTAGTAGCTACAGGATTAATACCTTGCGAGATATTTTCACCTATAGGAGCAGCTATAGCAGGAGTAAATGGCTGAGATATAGTTGTAGGTAATGTAAATGCAGTAAATGCACTTGTATCAACATCAATAGTAATGGTGTTGGTTGTGGTATTGACTGCAAGTACTGTAACTGCAAGCTCACTTAGCTGAGTCATCCCAAATGAATCAGGAATACTCATCCGTAGAACTTGTCCTACTGTAAATCCATGTGTTACTGAGAAATTAACTACAGCATTAGTAGCTTGAGAAACACCGGTAACATAACGCCACCGTGGATAATAAATAGGATCCCAGTTAACTAACTGGTAATTACCACCTGTTATAGTTTCTGCTATGCCACCAGGAAGATGATTAGCATCAACTGTAAAGCTAACACCTGGGTTAACAGCAGATACTGAGAAATCATATCCGCTAAGTGATGTTCCACCAGTTAAACTTGTTAACCTAACTACACTTGTATTAGCCGTTGCAGATATACCCGTAGTAGTAGCTGTTAAAAATACACCAGGGCTTGCTATAGCGCCTGTAATAGCGTAAAGAGTACCAAAAGGCGTAGTAGATGTATCTTGATAAAAGAACCCACTACCCGATGCTATAACAGCAGTTTTTACCGTAGGAGTTGCAGCTACAACGCATTCATATACTATACCACCACCTTGTGGCATGCCGGCTTGCCAGTAAAACTCATAACCTGTGTCATTTGCAATAGTAGCTGCTCTAGTGTAGTTAATAACACGCATCCAATCTATACCAGATCTCAAAGGTATAGTTTGAGGTACTGCAGTTGCTGGCTGTGTGATTTTACCTTGTTGAATAATAGTTCCGTCCATGTTACCTCCTTAAACTGATCGAGTTGCACGTAGATTCATGATCCACGCATCATTGGTTATACGAGGGCATTCGGCAAATTTATAGCCTACGCTAGCATTTAATGCGAGTGGATCAGAATATATAGGTGGCCTATAAATAAAGGATGCACTATAACCATCTTGTTCAATACATGCAAATGCTTCCATACCACAACAGGAAATGTTGTAGATATTAGCATTGTTTGCTGAAGCGCCAGGAATAACAGAACCAATAGATGAAACAAGGAATCTGATGTTACCAATAGCTCCCCATTCAGCGTCTAGAGCGTTCATAGGAGATGGGTACTGGTTTTTATGTATAAACCCAGGAACTGCATCAAGATCTCCTGTAAGATTAGTATTACACATACCAAAGTATGCACTTCTTACAGGGGCTGTACCGAACTTGTTCTGCCCTTCGATATTATCTAAGATGGTATAGGCGTTATTGTTAAGTAATGTACGTACTACCTCATCAACATCATACCGAGATATCTCAGTAGGAGTATCAGCACTAGTACCGCCTGTACAGTTAATAAATGATGCTGTTGATGCAAGCATATCACGAGTTAACTGATCTTCTGTCTGCCGCAACGAAACCGCCAAACGAGCTGCTGCCTCGTTTAAAACCGGATCTTGGCTCTGCAATGTGCATTACTATTACTTTTTAGTGACCTAATAATTTTCTATTAGGCGGGATATGCCTCTTCGGGTTCTCCTCTTATAGTCTCCTATAAGATTAGACTGTCGCTTCATCTAAAGATGTCCACTCGCCTCAGTCGTTCACGCTAGACATTTAAATAATTTTATGTTACGCCATACCCATAAAGAAAGGTATGCGATGTTTGATCATGATACAATAGTTTATATGGCTGGTATTATAGATGGAGAAGGCAGCCTCCAGGTAGAAATCCAAGGAGTATGCGCTTCCAGAAAAACAGATTATTATTCAGTACGTCTTATTATTATCAACACAGATAAAAATCTTATGGATTGGTTAGTTAAAAACTTCGGAGGCAAAATACATTTAAGAAAACTAATGCCAAAACGTAAGCAATGTTATCATTGGGCAATCTTTTCATCTGATGCTGAAGCCATACTAAAAGCATGTCTTCCTTATATGATAGTTAAAAAACCACAAGCTAAGTTACTTATTGAATTCATGCATAGCAAGCCAGAAGGTAAATATTATATCACTGCAGAAATTCAAGAACATCGACGGTTTTTGTATAAAAAGATGAAAGAATTAAATCATACTTATGGTCGTCATAAAATTATTTAAACCCTTGCGCCTTGTTGCCCTCGTCTTTACGTTAGGGGATCCAAGTCAATCAGAGCGGATTTAAAGCAGGCCGTAGCCTTGCAAAACCGAGAATTTCAAAGAACTTTTAGTTAACCTGCTCATTCAATACAATATACGTCTTTGTTATTGAACTGTTACGGCACGTCTACCGTAGAATGAAATTTTTGCATCTATATCAAGTGCACTTAATGTTTGCGGAGGAGGAGTTACGCCTGTATTGCCCAGCGGAACCATAGCCGTAGCTAATGGATTATACCGCCGCATACGAAGCGTGGTACCACCATTACGCGGCATATTTTTCATCATCGCAGGAATTTTGTGAATCATATTAGGGACAGGGACGCTCAAAAGTTTATAACTAAAACTTTGTTGCACCGGAGCTGACATCACACTAGTTGTAGTAATTGCCATAAAAAGCCTTAAGTAAAAAAAAGCTGCGAACAGAACTGTAGTTCTGCATCACAACGATATGTATACTTAAGAATGACGAGTTCTAACGTACGTCATGAGCTGGTGATCGCTCAATACACCATAAGATAGAGCCGTAGCTCTTTATCAATCGATGGAAGCGAGCCCATCTAACGCTATAAATAGTATAGAACGTGTATTAATGATAAGGCAACCAGAAGATTATTAACTAAACATGGAGCTATAGGTATTATCCTATAGCTCCATGTGTTTGTGGTTCACGTATCTGAATCTCTGCTATCGTAGCTGTAGCAGGCTCACAACAACGTAAGTATATGTACTATACAAGATTAAATGGATCTAGTGAAGGGTTACTCTCCACTAGATCCACAGTTAGCTAGATCAAGGAATCACCAAGGGCTAGCAGATATTTTAATTTACCAACCTAGCAAGATACATACGCAAGGTAATAACGTAGCAATAGGAGGTATAAACTCTTTACTCGCTAGGCTGGCATAAGATAGGGGCCAGATGTACGACTAGCCCCTATCCAAAAGGAGAGTATGATGAAGCACCAGACTCATTACGTAGTATATAGCAGCTAGGGAAGCCAGGCTACGCTCTTTTTTTAATTTCTTGCATTTCTTTCCAGATACTTTTCTTTAATTCATCCGTTAATCCATTGGCAAACGCATTAGCATTAGATAACGGAGTATCACCTTGTTGAGGAGATAAGCTAGCCATAGGACGTGGCTTAGCCATGTTTTTCTTAACCAATGCTTTATCTTGATCATAATTAGATGTAGCTCCTGTAGACTCATTAAGATTAAGAGTCTTAATATAGTCATAAACCAAAATCGCTGCTGAATAAGCATCCGTTTGATTATTAAGAACATAAGTTAAATCTGGACGTTCCATTTTTAAAAGCTCGATATTGTCCTTAGTTACTACACGATCGAAATCTGGATACTGAGCTTTGACACGAGATTCAACCAATATATCTGCAGATTGTTTTTTGTAAGACGCTAATTCTTGTTGTTGTTGGCGTAGTGCTTTGCTTAACCTTTTTACGGCTTTATTTACCACCTTGCCTTCAACTAATGCATCATCTGCTACACCCGCATCTTCATCTTCTTCTAATATAGGCTGAGATACTGGTACAGATGGTTTGTGCAATGCTTGTTGAGCTAACATTTCTCTAAAAACGCGTTGGTATTCGGCGTTGTCCCGTTCGAGGCGTTCAGATTTCTCGCGTAATGCACGAAAATTCCTAGCGGTTGAGGTTTCTTTAATCTCTTGGATAGGTTGCGTCTCAATTGATCCTTGTTCTTTTTCTGTTATTATCTGCTCTGCAGGGTCTTGAACAGGTGCAAATTGTGGGGCGAGTTGTGGGGCATCGGTGTTAGGTGAAGTTGTCTCTTGTTGAGCTAGTAATTGTTGTTGTTGTCTTAGTTCTGGGGGCATTTGATTAGTTATATCCATGAGATCCTAGGAAATAAGAAGGGGTGAGTGTTCTTGTTCATTGTTTAATTTTTTAGCTAGTTTGATTAAGTCGCCATTATAAAATCTAAATATGTAAGCGAGCAGATTTTGTTCTTCTTTAACGACTTCATTGGCATGTTCTATGAGATATTTGCAGGCATCTCTGCAAGGAATGACCCATAAAAGAGAAAGTGTTTCTTTGGGCCGATCGTAATAATAAATTGTTTGGTCCCAGTCTGGGCTTGGGCATGCAACTACAAGAACAAAATAATTACGGATAACATTGGTTAATAGGCGTTCGCGCTTAGTTATAACCTTTATGTAAAAACTATTAGGGAAAATCGAACGACCTTTTTGGATGCTTTCATAGATATTCTGTTCATAATCTTTATGCATCTCGCGTTCAAGTTCTATAGGATTTCGAGACGGAGATGTTTGTTCTGCTGCTTTTATAGCTGATTCGCCTACAGTAGGGCGTAATTTTTCTCTGGTAGATGATGATGATACATGGGGCTTCTGTCCATTAAGGTCGCTCACATTACTCCTCTCATGGGTAGCGATAAGGTACATTAGTTGGAGCTACCATATGTGATAATACTATAAATAGCTATTTATAGTACCAGGTCCCTCAGGAGGAGAACAGTATCAAAATAGGATACAAGAGAGACCTGGTATAATTTATTTAGGTTTAGCAGCACGTCTTGCTTCAGACAGAGCTATAGCTATTCCTTGTTTTTTGTTAGTGACTGGTTTATTTGTAGAACCTGATTTTAGTTTACCTGTCTTAAATTCGTGCATAACTTTAGCTACTTTAGCGCTTGTTTGAGCAGTTTTTGTTTTAGGTAGTTTAGGTCTTACTTTACCATTTATAGCAGATTTACTCATCGTGACTTTGATTTTGTCCCGTTTAGTTTTAGTTTGCTTACTAGATACAGGGGAACGTTTTAGTTGTTTCATAAGATCCTTTTTATGATATAGAGAGGAGGCATGGAGGATGCTTTTTCATATATCCTCCTCTCTATATAAGTAGTCTTTATAGAGAGCTACTGTTATTTAGATTAGCGCATCTGCACTGTCTCTTCAAACGTTAAGCGTTTATCCTTTGAAGTTTTTTTATGTTTTTTCATCTTACCAAATGGCTTACCTAAGATTTTTTCTGCGATCTTTTTGGTTTTGCCTGGTATGCGTAACATGGTAGGCATATTAATACTTTGAAGGATAGCGTTCGTGTTTGATCTTACGACCATCGCGTTTATTTTGCTCATCTACGCCTTTTATAGTGTCATCTAGTTCATAACTAGCCCCTGAAGTAGTAGGATATGCCTTAAAAATAACATTTTGTGGCATGTTGGCAAACGATGTCCGATCATCAGGGATCATATGCCCTGCTTCACGTTCATCTTCTCTGCGGTTATCATACCCATCATAATAAGATGATCCTAGTTTTTTCATACTTTCTCCATGCTCCATTTCTTCATGACGCTCTAAGCGATTAATACGTGTGCTCATCTTATTAGCATAAAACTTCTTTTTTGGCATAATGCCTCCTAGTAGTAACGCCCTTATAGGGCAGGTGTATACCTCTAACTACCTCATCTGTGACGTCACAGGGGCAGGAGATGTTGGTGTAACTTCAGGAGTTGTTCCTGTAGCTTGCAAAGACTGGGTTAATTTCACGATCTCTGTGAGATGTTTTAAGTCTATGCCTTCAATTTCTTTAAGTGCTTTAACAAGATCTAAGAATCCTTGTTCTTTATTACGAGCTGCATTAGCATCGCGTTCACGAGCTTGTGCTTGGTTATCCATAACGCGTGATGTACGTTCCATACCAAGGCCTTCATTAGCTGCAGCAGTAGACATAGCCACTTTAGTCTGAGCTTCTTGTAATTTGAGCATAGTTTCATCCTGTTTAGCTTGAGCATCAGCAGCTTGTTTTTGCCGTTCTTGGACTTCCTTAACCAAACGAGATTTGTTTTGGATGGTAGCTGCTTCAAGCAATGCCGCAGGGTCTATATCAACGCCTGCTTCTTTAAGTTGTAGTAGTTGTGCAAAGTTCATCTGTTTTTGAGTAGTGGTGTTGAATCCTTCTTCGATCATCACATCATAGTTACCAAAAGCTTTAGAATAAAACTGTTGAGATGGTTCTTCGCCAAGAATGCGTTTCATCTTACCAGGGGTAAAATTTGCTTGAATAAGTTTTAGTAACACACGCCCTAATAAGCGTTGAGAGTGATCAAGTTGGTCAAAGAGACGCTGAAGCGTTGTAAGCCCAGCTCCTTGACGTAACATAGCTAGAACACCAGCTTTATCATCTATGGCAGACCCAAGTAATTCTTCATTAACACCAGAAATCTGATTAATTTCTTTGGATAATGACTCGGATAGAGCCAACATCCCTGGTGGTATATCTGGGGCCCTAATCTGCTCTACATCAGTCATCTGAGCTTCTTCTTTAAGAGCAAGTCCGCGACCTTGGCCTGATAAGAACACATCTTTAGGGTTAACTAATGCATTTTCTTTATATTTAAACCCAGAATTGATCTGAGATTCTAGAATATCAAGTTCTATACACCGGCGACGATTATAAAGATATTGAGCATCACGTAGTCCGCGTACTACACCTTGTATCCGTTGTGGGAAATAAGGCATTTGTGGTTCATAGTAACCTAAAACAGGTATAAAGGGATAGATATCTATGCCCATAGGATTAAGACCGTCATACATCACTTTACCTTGAACTACTATAGCCATTTTCACCGTAGAAACATCTTGATCTATTTCTATAATTTGTGGATATCGGCTTAAAAATGCTACTAACGCAGGTTCGTCTGTAGATTTCCATTCAAGACATTCTCCTGTTTGTGTATCTATTAACATCTTCTGGGGACGAGATGATTTGTACCAAAACTCATCATAAGTAAGTAAGTTCTTCATACCGTAGTTATAGTTTTCAGTCATAAACTGAAACTTACCATCACGATTATCATGGCCCTGCAACCCCATAATCTCTTCACTATAACCAGACAATAGAGACAAGCACTCTCGCTTAGTTAAATACGATCGCTTCCATAAAGCATTACAATCAGATAGATCTGCTTTTCTGAAAAATGGATCTATTAAAAATGAATTATAGGAGCAATTATCTACCTTAATATCTCCAGAAATAGGATCGCTACGATGATCAACCCATACTTGCAATAGATTCATACCAGTAACTAAAGCACCATGGAAAGCATCTGAAATAGTCTCAGATATGCCCTCTCGTTGGTTTAACCACATAAATGTTTTAGTAAACTGGTCTGCAGTAGGAGCATCAGCATTTTCTACAGGTGTAGCAATAGTAGACTTGCGATTTCGTCGTTGGTACCCACCTATCATTTCAATAGTAGGGCGTATACGATTAAAATTAAATTGCTTACGACGATTTAACGGGAGGTTGCCATAGAGATCATTCCACATGGTCTGATCGCCTGCTTCGAACCTAGTATCTGTATCTGCTTCACCCCAAAACGACTGGTTAATGGTTATAGATTCAGCATAAAATGCTTCCATCCTTGCTAATACATCTCTATGACTTTCGCTAGCATAGGCGCTACCAAACTGAGGAAATAATGGCATAGAGATCTCCCAAAGATTACCACTATGAAGTTTTACTGTTTCATAGTAATAGTCTAGAAAGAGTTTCTATAAGAGTGCAACCTTAAGACCTTACCTCAGCGCAATACTTCTTCACCTTAAGATCCTACCTTAGAGTAATACTTCTCTATCTTAAGATAAGATCTTAACTAGGTATTAAATCTTTTTAATAAAGAAATCAACACACGTGTTAACCACCAATGTTTTTTAATCTTCCTCTTACTATAATGCCTACATGGTTTATTAGCCGTAAGCTTTATATTTTGTAAATTACTTTCCATCTCTACTCCGCATGGGTTATTATCCCAGCCAGAACATTTAACATGATAAATAGCTGATTTATTACGATCTTGTAGGCGTTTTATAACAACCCATTTACCTATTTTATTTCTTGGCTTCAACTTCATTATCTAATCCTTTTTATTAGGTGTTAAAAGAGCGCTTAGAGTGTTTATTTTCTTCTTTATCTAACCAATTATCTTGTTTTAGACATCCCTCTACCAAAACAAGATGCCCTTAAAATACAAGTAGAAGAGCTAAGCTTGAGATTTCATAGCATCCATCTGGTTTTCGATCATCCTAATAATTGATTGGATATGATACCCAACTCTTTTTTTATGTTTCAGGATTAAATTCGCTTCTAACTTACAACAGCCAATAATAAAATCTACCAAGCCTTCATCTCCATATAAAGTTCTTAAGACATGGATAGCCTGTAAATCTTCTGATAGGTAACGAAATTCCACCAAGAACTCATCGTATTTTTTAGACTTAGCAAGCGCGCTGTCGTTATTGAATATTTCAGTATTAACATTGAAGGCTTCTATCATTAATCTTCTGGCGGCAGTTTCTCCTGTTTTTTTAGAATCCATTTTTCTTAAGTCCCACAAAATCTCATGGAGCTTCTCCATCCATATCTTTTTTGCATTTTCCATATTTGTCCTCATTCCGCTAACTAACTCATCATTGGCTATGGAAACAGTAAAGCCTTGTAACGAAGCTGCTATTAGATGTTCAATTTGAGTGCATGCGTCTATATGAGATTGGATTTCTTTAGTGCCCATACCAAATGTAATAGCAGATACTAGCTTTTTTAAGTTCGCATCTAGCATGTCTATAAGTTCATTTTTTCTTGCTCGGTCAGAAGAATCCGATTTGGGAAAGATCTCAATATAGTTATTAAGGTTAGCTTGTATTTTATCTGCTATATCGCGGGGATTTTTTTTAACATAAAGCATCAGTATTCCCATTAAGAAATTCGAGTTTCTTTATTAAAGCTGCATAATCAAATAAAAACACTTGCGCGCTAAGATTAACTCTTTTTATATCCGCCCCATCTTCTCTAGGGTAAAAATGGCATTGTATTAATTGGAATAAACGATTTTGCATAATCTTAAAAAGAACCTCAAAATCCTTATCGCTAAAGAACCCTTTTTGGCTCGCTATTATATGTATCTCTCTACGATCTTCCAACGCGTCGCCAATAAACCTAGTAGCCTGGTCATGGTTCATGTAAATATTATCTAACCCTATGAGCTTTAGCATGGTAAACTATCACTAAACATCGCTTGTACTTCAGCTGCAGCCTTGGCCATAGCGTCAGAGGATTTAACTAATTCAGGGTCTACATCTTTGGGCCAGCTTTCTCCGGCTCCGGAATCTTTAGGCTTGAGGGAAATTATATGCTCACCTAGGATACAGTGCTTGCTGCGCTTAGCCCCGCTTTCTTTATCTAACCAGGTATCCTGCTTTAGAGAGCCTTCTACCAAAATAGGATCACCCTTTTTATTAGGTGTTAAAAAGGTAAATCATCTACAAATGCGGCAACAGCTTTAATCGTAGGAGAAGGATTAACTTTATTTAACTCAGCTTCTATATCATCACCTAAAAAGGCTGTGTTAGAATCACCAATTCCCTGATCTGTAGAAGAGCTTTTAGTTCCTAAAAACACTACAGAATCAGCAATGATAGAGTGTTTAGAACGTTTATTACCTTCTTTATCTAACCAATTATCTTGCTTCAGCCGTCCCTCTACCAAGATAGGATCACCCTTAGAGACATATTGCTTTACAAGTTGGGCCTGTTTATTCCAGACGTTTACTTCAATAAAACAGGTCTCGTCTATAACAGCTCCTGTTTTGCTCTTGCTCTTACGGTTAACCGCTAAGCTAAAATTACAAACACTGTTCTCTCCAACCGCTTTTAATACAGGGTCAGATGTTACATTGCCCATCATGATGACTTTATTAAATGATGCCATACTTATATCCCTCACTTACAACCTAAATGCAATGCCTCGCCCATGGTATTACATGGAGTTCCATAAAACAGGCTGCACCTTCTCTCTCCATGCAGTCGCCTGGTAGTCTATTAAATTCTTTTTGTTGCGTATATTGAAATACGCCACTCCACAAATCAAAACTAAAAACAAAACTGCTATAAAAAAATCTTCTATATCCATATATCCCTTATACATTTGCAGCGCAGAGCGCTACTGCTAATGCATCTGTTGCATCATAGGTTATAGGTTCTCCTTGTAAACAAGGGAACTTCCGCTTAATCTTATCAGCTACCTGCTCTTTTTCAGCATTACCTGCACCTACTATCATCCGCTTTACCTCACGTGGAGCATATTCATGTAGCTTTAAGCCATGTTTTACATGAAGCATAAGTAATATACCACGCAAATAACCTAACTTAACAAACGTATTCATGTTTTTACCAAAAAAGGGCGTTTCTATCGCTAGATCTGTTACCTTATAGTCAATAATTAGCTTTTTTATCCCATCATGGAATACGGATAAACGATCAGGCAATGGATATTTGGACTTTTGGGTTATAACACCATAGTGTAATAGTAGTATATGGTCATCTATTACCTCTATGATCCCATAACCTGCTGCAACAAAAGAAGGATCTACCCCTAATATAATCATGGTTCATCCCTAAAAAATGATGGTAAATATCCTTGAGGATGCATAGTTTCTTGATAACGTTTTTCTAGTTCTTCTGGAGTAGTGCCTTGTTTGATCTTAGGTAAGGATATAGCCATATACCTAAAGCTATCTGCAAAATGGCTTGAATAGTCATGAGCAGGGTGATCTTTATAGATCTTATTTTTTGTATCAAACTCTTGGTGGTAATTCTCTAAAGCTGTTATAAGCGGCCTAGACGTTGTTTCATTAAACCAACAACGTGGCAATAAAGACCGTACAGCTTCTATGCCATCTATTACAGGCATCTTAGGAGCTATAAAAAAACTTATACCTAATTGCCTAGCTTTATCAATACGCGCAACACCCGTAGAAAATTCCCTAATAGCAAGATCCCAAGGCCCCACATGCCTCCCATAGACATAAGGTTTATCAAACACCACCTTAACATAATGCTCTAACCCTTCCTTGGTGTTCTCGTACGTGTCTATAATATGGACATTGCTACCTATCATCTGAAAAAATATAATCGTCGTACTATCTCTTATCCCAAGATCCCATGCCGTATGAACTCTATGTCCAGGATTCCATGGCACTTCACCTATCTGACCCTTAACCTTTAACCCATCTATATACTTAGCATAATACGCTCCCTCCACTCCCAACGTAAAATCCGTATAGTACTCCTGCTGGATCAAGTCTTCGCTCATTATACCTTCTTGACGCTCTCGCTCTATATCCTCCTTAGTAATGTGCTTAGTGTCCTCTATCGTAAGCTTGGAACAGTACCATAACGGCGATTCCTTCGCTACTTGGTAGAGGTCCCATAAATGATTTTTCCCCCTGGGGGTGTTATGAGATAGAAATAAATTTGAAAAAAAGCTATTTGTCCGCGGTATTACGAAATCGAAGACTTGTGACAGGCTGTAATGAATCGAGGCAACGGGAGAATAATACAACTTCTCTGATAATAACTCTTGAAGATAGGGATGAGGGTGGCGATTGTTTAGCCAAGATATTAACCGACGCGTCATACGCTTGGGGTTGGTTACTAGGTTTTTGGGTAGACTGTAGCCCATTAATCGTGCGGTATCTATAGGATAAACATTTCCTGATTCTTCTCGTAGTTTATCACATATATTTGACCAGTTTTTTTGCTTACGCTCTAACCTAAAGCCTATATCTCTATAAAATACGTGGGCAAAATGCCCTGTTATTTCAAGGTTATAGATTATAGAAGAGACTTTAACTATTTTAGTGGGGCGCTTAAACTCTTTTCTGATATTACCCATTATTCCAAAATTAGATAAAACAACTTGCAGTGTTTTAAGAAAACTTAAAGATGTAGAAGTTAACTTAACTACACCCTTTTTATTTGGGTTAGAAGCACTACATCCATCTCCATCAAATACACCTTGCAAGAACGATGTCATCTGCCGCTTAGTACAGGATAATAGACTGTCAGGGAAGGATTTGTTTACAGCTTTATGCTTGAACCCTAAATACTCTAAAGCTCTACATAAAGCTCTTGAACAACAGATATGATGTATCCCATCAGGCGCCGTCTTAAATCCCATAGAATGCAAGAAATCTATAATCTCTGCATCTTTTTTCTTGGTTATCGTTGCCGAAAAAGAACTATAACAACCATCCGCGTGGAATAACCCTAAAAGATAAAAGAAGTCATCGTTACTATGCGACGGACCTTCTAATATAGACAATAAAGCAGGCTTTTTACTTGCCGAATCCATAAGATCTTGCCTTATCACCTCCGTTATCTTTACACCATCACCCCATACATCTTGCCCATATTGCAATGGTAACAAGTCTCCCACTTTTAAATCAGATGACTCTACCCACTTAGATCCATCCCATAACCTATGAACAGACGTACATTCTATCTCTGCTCCATTTTCTAACACAATCTTTAATGTAGGAACTTCTTTATCCCCACCATAATAAAACTGCTCTGCTTCATGAAAACCTCCTATACCCCATATATTCTTATGAAGATCAGAATACTCCTCCCTACTCCTAGAAACATCCTTTATCCTAACTAATCCCTTATCCCCTATAACCAACGTCTCAGGCCCCACACAAGATAAAAAAAGAGCCCACCCATCATTAGCCGTCAATATAGGCCTCAAATACTTGTACGCTCTAGGATCTTGTAACGCATACTCAGAAAAAACACATGCTATAGGGTTAGTTCCCATCAAACTATCAAAGTTATCACTACCCACCAACTGCAATAAAGACCCATTAACAAACCGTATCTTCATCTCCTGAGCATTTAACCCATTCTTCGCTATCAACTCCTTAGGAATAAAATCTAGTACCCTCAACCCCTCCGTAGTAATACTATCCCATATAACCTTCTTCGCCTGCGCATACGTCGGGAATATATAAAAAACTACACACGGCTTCCTAAGACACTGACGTATACATAAATTCCACCCCATAATATCTTTGCCACTATTATGCACCAACCAGCCATTAGCAAAAAAATTACCGTTAACCTCCGTCTCCAAATCATACAACTTAGACTCTGCTGATGGCTGGTTATTCACCTCAGCCGGATATAGACCTTGCACTTTCCCGTGACAATTAGAAATAGTGCCATTTTGGGCTTCTGTAAAACCGGAGGGGAAGCTTCCGACTTCCAAATCTCCATATAGAGGCATACCCCCCTGTACAGAATCACAAGTAGTGTTAATTTTTTGAGTCGCACTTATATTAATTTTTCTTAGAACATTGCAACGTTGGATATCCGGGCTTTTCTGCGTGTTTTGCGCGCTTTTTAAAACCATGGATTTACGCAACAGATCGGCGTAGACAGACGCTTTTAGAACCGATTGTACGTCTAATAGCTTGTTTTGGTTTTTTAGTGCGTTGTTTTTTGCGCACAATTTATTTCGTTTTATGGCGTAGAAAAAGGATTTTTTTATCTCTATTTTTTTTCTCTCGTCTGTTATCGCTTCCGACAGTGTGCCATTTTTAGCTTCCAGTGTAGATAAATCCTGCATATCTAAGCGGGTTTTAGGGGTTCTTAGATTTATCCTGCTTAATACAGCGTGCACCATTCGGTTTCTATGAGGTTGGCTAGGTGTGTCTTTGGCTATTAGCTCGTCGTGGTGGTTAAGTAATAGGTAGAGATCATTATCATGGTGCAAGATCATGCTATAAGAAGTTGTAGCACGTACATTAGAAGAGTTTTCTACAGAGTCAGGAACTGTCGGTCTAAGGCCTAATTTACGTAATAGCCAGTACCAACTCCACGGTACATATCGTATGTGATTAAATATAATCGCGCTATCGTTTAAATTAACGTTATTCTCTACATCGGTAGCTAAGTTAATTAAGTTACTATCATAGAGAACCACAGTTCCATCTACGGTAATAATAGATTTTATGGCCAGTAACAACGCCTCATAAGACAGTTCCCATAATAAGTTGGGTAATTTATGAGATAGATGATAATAATGCAAACGTAAGCGATGTATCCAATTAAACAATGGACGATTTTCGCCTGTAATTACTCTATAACCTAAGATATAGGTAGAACCCGTTTGCTTCCATGTCCCCTGTATATTAAATAGCTGCGATATGATGTCTTCGATGCGTTCTAAAATTATACGACATGACGTAGTAAAGTTAATGTCTTTGCAGGATAAATACGCAATGCTAGATAAACAATATCCCACTAACTCAGCTTCAAGCGGCTTAATCTCCGTAACACTAATTGCTAACGATGGGCCTGAGTATTGCAAGCAGTGAACACCATGGTTTTCATGCTTTATTTGGTCTGTATGTACATGCCCTATAGTAGACCAGGTAACAGGTGAATATACGTACTTATTAACATCGGTGTTATTATACGAACGACGTTGCGTTATGGCGAATTTATGATCGAAGCTTGAGGTAAGTGTTGGGTAGCCATAAGAACTTGTCTCTACGGTAGCCCTAGTTGCGGTTTGCCATATGTTACGCACTTTGTCTGGCACTGTTTTGTTGCCGTCCCAAGAAAGTATCTCGTCACCTGGTTGTATGTCTTTAAGTAATTTATAGTCTCCGTTGGCCATCAATATGTGAGTATCACCTGATATGCAGCGACGTGGCCATATACAAAGACAGCGTCTATAGTTACGTTCCTCTATCGCTACTATCGGAGGAATCTGCCAAGCTCGTGCTTGGAACTTCAACTCTATCTGGGGCGTTTTGCGTGATCTTTCCTGCGACGTTCCATTTACTGAACTGCTCGTCGCTCCTGTTGACGTTATGACTGTATCGCTCATCACTGTCTCCTAAAAGCCTTGAAGGTGCCATCGGTATAGCATCGGTAGCTGCGTAACGCTCCATGATAATTACAGGCGTGTTACTCGATCCTCCAATTGCCAACTCCTGCTTCCTTAACCCAGACTCCCATTTCATCTGCTCTTTTACTTCATTACTGTAATAAGCGTGAGTTTTAAGCACCAACAACGGGTTAAGACGGTTATATAACGCTTCAGTCTCCCTACGAACCCCTAACTTAGACACCGCTAACTCATACGCAGTTCTTAACTTTTCATGCTTATCCATCCATCGATGAAACGTCTTAGGGTCTATCCCCTCTCGGTTAGCAAAATCCGCTATGCATAACGAGGTAGACTCATCCGACCAACTATCCAGCCGTTCACACATCTCTTCCAAATCTATAATCGTTACATCATCATCTTTAAGTATACACCTGCGCTTCTTCACCGGCTTTACAGACTCATCCCCTCGCACGTCCATATACACTCCTTACACTTGCCTCCACTCGCAGGTATACTACTGTAAACCTTTTTACCACCTGCTACACCTGCCGTAGCATCCTTCGTGTTCATACCCCCTGATGTAGCTTTAGATTAATGAAGATCGAAAACTACATCAACTTCCTGGCTAATAACATCTTGGCTAACTCAGCATTAAGAGCTTTAGACTTACGCAGATATACCTCTGCTAAACTACCCAACTTCTCATCACCACTCTCACGAAACAACTTCATATGCTTATTATAATCCGCATATGCCATGTTAGCTTGCTGCTCCATCTGGCATATCTCATACCATGTAGGACACTTTACTGTTTCCATCTTCTTGCCTTCCCTATCAACCATTTCTTCCAGCGATATCTCCATATATCACCATATCTAACTAACTATTATTATTTTACATCATAGATTATAAATAAGCAACATATTTATTTATAAAGTTACATAGAAATAGGGTATTATTTACTCTCTGCTCCGCTACCTGCTTTACCTCAACGCATCCCTCGTGCCCGTACCCCACTAATACGCAGTAATGTATAGCTAGTCTAGCTAAACGGAGATATTTATTAGTCGCCTCATCGCCGGCGGGCTAGCTTCACCCTACTCTGCCGATGGGGCACTTTTTACATACATGCTTTATTTACTCGTTAGACTCTCTTTATACTCTTCGATACGCGCTAACATACAGCTCTGTATAAACCTAGGTCTCAACTTAAATGACGGATCTTCTACCTTTTTAATTAACTCTGATAACTCATAACTCAGGTTATTAAAAAACTCTCGATCATGCTCAGATACTTCTTTAGCCGCTTTATCTTCTACCATCCTCTGCTTCTTAGTACCTTCTGACAACTTAGACCCATTACTTATATCTCCGATCTTCTTCGTGTAACTCTTCGTAGCATCCTGCTTGCTCGCTCCCACCCTACTACCTATAACCAAGGGAGCTTGCTGATACTCAGGATGCTCCTTGCAACACTTAAAATAAGTAGACCATGCCGGCTTAATACCCTGCTGCTCACAGCACCGTACACATAACTTATCAAACAACCCATAAGCGTTGTAGATAGGCGCTCCAACCTTCTTGTACTCCACCAACGCATCTTGTAAAACCTCGGACGGATACACACTCAACTTCATCCTACCATGCTCCGTCAACCCAAGCTCTTTAGCCACAACATCGATCAGAGACTTAACTTCATCTTCCACCCTCTGGGCCTCCTTGGTAGCTTTGCTATCCCGTAGCGCGGAGCTCCTGCTCCGCACCCCAGTAGGCATGGTAGACCTAGGACTGTCTTCGTAGCTCCAGACTTGCTTCATCTCCCTTCGAAGGATCTCTCCGAAGTAAGTGTCATCTCTACCTACGTCTCCAGACATCACCGCATCAACTAGGATCTTCGAAGGATCTCTTCGAAGGACTAAGGCTCTTCGGGGACTAACTTCGGAGGACTGGGGTAGGATGTAAACATCACTCGAAATCACTCCCGTTTTTGCCCCACCATTTACAACACTCTCTTTTATACTTTTCTCTACTCTATTTATATACTTATTCTTCCTTATATATTCTCTTGAGTGCACGGCCGCTCCTAGAGCCCCATATGGAAGGTACCCAAAACGGGGGTCAAAATCACCCAAAAACATGGTGAAATAGGGAGCCAATTTCTTGTACACTCCAGGGGTAGTTTTAAACCAGGGCGACACTCGATAAAGACACGTTCTCCTTACACCTCTCCATAAACTCTGTATCACCCCCATCTCTCTTAACTCATTCAAGATGTACTTCATCTTCCTTAACCCAATACCCACCCGGTCCGCTAACCATTGCTGACTAGGGTACATCTCGCGTACATTAGCGGTTAAGTACCAAAAAAGATTAAGGGTTTTACGCGCATAATCAGATAAACCATCTGCCCAACTTTCAATGTCAGACATGATTTTCTTGTCAGGGCAAAATAAAATTAAATAAAATAGCTTTACAAAAGCATTTTGCTTGGTTACTATGAGACTACAATTTGACATTTTAAGCGTAGATCCTTTGGCTCATTTGGCTCCTTGTTAGCTGACACAGATGGCTCATTTGACATTTTAAGCGATGACATTTAACTTTTGATATCGAGTTAATTGGCACCGTTAAAGATCCTTTTGACATTTTAAGCGTATTAAGCGTAGACCCTTTGGTTTCTTTGGTTTCTTTGGTTTGATGACATTTTGTTTTTACTTGGACCATTTTGTTGGCCTCCGGGGGGAGTTAATCAATATATTTTGGTTCATTGTATATAAAAATTAAGCTTTGGTCTCGTGAAATTTTTCCCGGGACCAATTCTTATTAGTTCTCTAATAGATCAGTTGGCTGAATAGCACGAGCTTTATACTGAGGTAAAGCTATTCTTAAGTCTTTCTTGAAGTTGCACTGTTCTTGCTCCAAACTTTCAGTTAGCGCTTCAATCATAAACTCTTCTAGATCTTTATCACTATTTACCAACTCTCGTTTTTTTTCTTTTTTTTAATAAGGACGCGATTTTTTGGGCTGGAATACGCCGTTTTTTTGAATTGATTTCGTACCATTTAGCCATTTCGGGGTGCGCTTCACAATTTAGCCATATAAAGCTTTAATTACCGGCCCTAATGCACTTCTGCTTGTAATGCAACCTAATCTCACTTATTTGATTTTTCATGAGCCATACCCTTTTCTGGGTTCTCTTTCTTTTCTCACTCCGCAAGCACCATAAAGAAATCGATAAGTAATTTTTTTCATCGGAGGGCAAGCGTTGCGTTTCCCCGGATAGGGTATAAGCGGAGACGGAGATGGTTTTTGTGTTTTTCATAAATACCATCATACTCCTTCTTACTTATTAACACCTAATTGCCGAGCAATCAATTCTATCAAACTTAATGGAGCTGCTGCTTGCCCTAACTTATCGTTTATTTTAGCGCTTGTATCTATAACCTGGTCCATCCGATCAATAATAGGCGGTATAAGATCTGCAACATGTTGTACATCATCATGAGTTGCTACTGAGTTAATATGGTCAGATGCTATGTGATTAAGTTCTGCCGCAGTTTTAGTTGAATTGCTGATCTTTGTGTCTATCACATCAAAACGTTGCTCTACATTGATCCTGGTGCGTGTTATATGGTCTTGTATTGCAGTAGCCTGGCTCTCTAGATGTAGCACTGTTTTTTTTATGTCATTTAGTTTTGGTAGAGTGAGATACCACGCTAAAACAGTAGCGCTACTTCCTAATATCGTAGCTATGCTTTTATTATAGCGCCATGACTTATGCCTACCTAAAGCGTAAGATGCGACAGTAGTTCCTGAACCAATCAACCAGGGGTTCCCGTAGGAGATACTAGCTTTAGCTGGTAGAAATAAGGCTAGAGCTAGTACGTATACGGAGGATCGTAATAAGTTTTTCAACGATATAGACCTAAATAAGTGTTGGAGGATAGTTGTTCGTCTTATCTAATCGATATGCACGCGGAGAACTCCATGCGTATACTATAAATACTATAATTGCCAACAGCACTGCATAGAGTATCATTTTTTCGGTACTCATATTACTTTCTTTATGCTTCATAATCATCATCTCTTATGTCATCATATAATTCTATCATTAGCTCTTCGTTATCATCTAAGTAATCTGGGTGCAATAAATCCCATCCTTGTACTATAGAACCTGTCACATGAGCTTCATGTAATAACATGCGTGCTTGTATTTGTTCATTATAATTGCCTTCAGGATCACCAAGGATATCGATAGCACGGTTGATTTCATCTACGGTATATTTCATAGATGGCTCCCTTATCGATTAGTCTTATATACGTAACGCGAAGCATCATCTAATTCGCGTACTTCACGCTTTAGTTCTTCTGCAATCGCTTCTAATTTAGATACGCACGACGTTGCTCCATATTGATCTTTTTTGAGCACATTGAGCTTATCTATAGCCGCGACTAATATATCAAGCTGTAACTCAACGTTGTTCGCCATCGCATCGTAATGGCATCCTAACAGATCTAATCTTTCTCTGTAATACATAAGATTCCTTGAGTATTAACCTATCTAACTAACTAAGGACTATGATACACCAAGCTTTACAAAAAAACAACCTATTTATATATATTGACATCATGGCTTATATATAACATAATATATATATGGATAAGCATATATGATTATATATAGGAGAAGATAAATGATGTTCAACATTGATGCGAACGAGTTACGTGATCGATTAATAACGTTGATTAAGGATAATGAGTGGAGATTAACTTATATAGTTGACGAGACGGGTATCTGCAGGCAGACGTTATGGAGATTTTTCCGTCAGGAGCCGGTAATGGATTTGACACTTATTAAGTTAGAGAACTTTACTAAGCGGCATGAGCATATTAAGGAGTTAAGGAAGCAAAATGCTACTATTTAATAGTACTTTTTGAGTAATACCTTTAGCTCTTTTAGTGTGACTAAAGAACCCTACGATCTGGTGATTAGTTACAGATCTACGTAACCGTGTAAGATCATTGGTGAGTCACTTAAAGTCCTTCACTCTTAAACATAAGAGGCATTATATGTTTACGTTAATTATAAGAAGACCAGATGGCACTATAGAAGAAGTAAAAGGCGCTAGCAATATATTCACTAAACAGTCTCAAATTATACGCACAAGTTTAAGTCTCATGCGGAAACTGAACAAAGCTCGGATTAAGTATAAAGGACTTAAAGACTATGAGATGGACGATAAGATGAAGGCTAAGCGCCATGAGATATACGAAGAAAGCCTAAAAGTAGCTCTAGAAGCTATGGTTATAATAAATTCTACGCGCATCAATTTATTGTCTGAGCTTAATGAACCAGGTTTATTGGAATGGCTACAAGAGTATCATAGCGATATAGCTGATTCTGCTATAGCTATGTTAAAACAGGAGCAAGAATTCTACGCGAATAAATATACACAAGATAAAGTTGCCATTCACACTCCTAAGGAATCAGATAATGGATGATCACAGGATCAAGTTGTTGCAACTTATAGTGTCTGCTTTACAGCAGTGTGAAATGGATGCTAAAGATAAGGCTAAATTAGCTAAGGCCATATTGAAGCAAGCATGTCATGAAGCAAAATACTGTAGTTTTATACCTGAGTTAATAGAGCTAGTATCTAAAGCTATTAAAGATGAGGAGTAGTTCATGGATATAAATTTACTTATTACATCTGCCACGCAGCTATTAAAACACTGCCATGACGCGCTAGATGAACTAGAACCGGTCAAGATCGAATCAGACATAAACGGTATAGCTAAGTCTATCCATAGCCTGGCTCTATCTGTTAATGATCACCCTTCTGTCTTACCTACTATTGAAGAGCTTAAGAACGCTATACATGACAAGATAGAAGCCGCTCTATCTATGTTTAGCAATTTAGGGAAAATAGCAGCATCTCTACTGGCTAAAGGTGAATCAGTACTAGAAGAACTTAAAGCTATCTATAACATGATGATCGGTATAATAAAATCGCTTCAACCTATTGAAGCCATAGTAGTGGGACTATATCCCATGTTAATTCCACTGTTTGCAGTGCTTAATGCACTCCCAGCGATACCATAACTGAGCGCAAGCTCCAAGGTAATTATGATGAAGTACCTATACACTATATTATTACTAGTAGTTGTAACTACTATACAGGCTTACAGAATCTCTGAAGATGATCCTAGACGGAATGAAACACCACAAGAAACAGAGAATAGAGAACGCGCTGAAGGCCTAGAACAATGCCAACGTGATCTAGACAACTATAGACAGGAATTTAAAGAAGATTATGGGGTAGATCTTGGTGGAGGGAAAGATGGAAATTAAATATCTATTATTTTGCTTAGCTTTAACCATTAATGCTTATCCTCGCAACCATAGTACACTAGGATTTGAATGGATTAATCGCTATGAAAACATGACTGAAGAACAGGAAAATGCTGATCGCAAAGCTCGTTTGAAATCGATTATAGACCAACAAAACAAAGAGTTTGAAGACCTCGAAAAAGATATCAAACGTGAAATGGAGAAATCCTAGATGAAGTATTGCGTATTAGTTTTACTCGCTTTGAGCACCTATAGTTATAGTACGGATGGTGAAGATTTAATTACACTTATCGCAAACGCTACTCCTGCTCAAATAGAAGCATGGGTAGATGATGATTTACACTGCGATGAAGATATATTCACCTCAGTAGAATTTTATGACTTGGAAACAGATCTTTATAACTTATCTACATAAAGACTTATGGGACTGGTTTAAGGCTATTACCAGCACTATAAGAACGGTCGTTACCATCAGACTAGGTATAGTATATGCGCTATACCTAGTCTTTTAAGACAAAAATGCCCCCTATTATTAGAGGAATTTATGGAACATAGATCTGAACAAATAAATGAACTAGTTGCCGCGCTCATCTCTGCTAAAAGTGAGATGGGATCTGCTATAAAAGATAAAAAAGGATTT